CTCCACTTAATACATTTGAACTAATTCCAGTATAACTAAGGTCCTCTGTGCCTATTCTTATTTCACTAGTCCCACTGGTAGGAAAACCTGTTGAACTGGTTAATGTAATACCAGTCGTTGCAGCAGCATCGGTGATGGCTCCATCTAAAGTTGTCGTTTGAGGAGCTGTTACTGTTCCAGCCCATTGAGATATACCCCATCCAAAAACACCAACCTGTTCAGCTGGTCCGACAGGATAGTAAAATTTAACAGAACAGTCTCCATCCGTAGCCGTTGCACTTGCAGTGGAGCCCATAGTAATAGTAACTGAAGTAGAATCTACTACTTCAGTTATCATAAAAGTTTTATCATCAAAATCAGAAGCAGAATAACCTGAGCTTGTTGGCGGTGTAACATCTTCAAGAAATAAAATATCTCCTGCTGTCATTCCACTAGTTGTAGATAAAGTAATTGTAAGAATAGCAGAGCTGGAAGTAGAAGCTAAAGCATTTGTTAATGCTCCGAAGTCAGTTTTAATTGGGTGAATATCATAGTAGGCTTCACCTGTATAAGCGTATAAAATTCTATTGGTTCCAATGATGGAATATTTAATACCGTTTTTGTTAACCATTTGATGCGTAGCTCGAGCCGCGCCGGTTAAAGCTTTATCTCCTAATTGAGACCATCCTCCTATTTTTTCAGGAGTGCCATATCTAAAACGAACGTTCTCTCCTCCCGTCCATTGAGCCTCGGCTCCTGTGGGAGTAATCTGTTTATTAAATCCTGGTAAAAAACCTATCTTTTGAAGCATTTAAAATCCTGTTTATTAACAAATATACTACATTCAAATGAATTTCAATAGATTTAAAAAGAGTTGATATTGATGCCTTATTTTGTTTCAACGTTATTATCTGTGGATGTATGTTTTTGAAGTTTTTTTCCAAACTGGAACTGCCAATCACTAACCGTCTTTACCAAAATATTACCAAAATTTTTTAAAGACAGGGGTGTAAAAATAAGCTTTTTCTTTTTTCGTATGATTTCAATTTCCTCATCCGAAAAAACTATTTCAGCAGATCCGTCCTCGTGTTTTTGAATTATCTTCATATTTTTTTCTCTCCGAAAAGACCCCGTTTATCCCTATAGTATTCTTTATTGGGTCCATTAGCATTTACATAATGTAGAAAAACTTGAGACTGAAAATCTCCTAAAAATTCTTTTCGCTCATGTTCTACTTTTTGACCCAGATAAACCGCCGCTTCTCCAGGTTTAAGATCTATTGGTGTGCCATCCATAAAGATTGGCCATTTTATACCACAAGATGCTACATTAATAGTTACACTTATTTCACACGAAGGTCTATCTGTATGTTTTTTTAAATGTGCATATTTTGTATATACTCTAAAATAAGAATAAGTCGGCAGTAGTTTTTTACCAACTATTTTTTCTACATCTTTCTTTTTAGCACAAAGCAAAGTATCCATTAATTTATCGCCATAAACAGCAGTGTCATTCACATTAGATTGACCCGCCTCAAACTCAGTACTGTTGTGTCTGTGATACAACTCAGCATATCCTCCTAAAAGAACTAATTCCTTTTTAGTTAAAAAATTTTTTATCTTTTTATATTTAAAATCTTTATCTATGATGCCCATCCAATTGCAGTGTATCTAACACCCCTCGTTACTGGTCTCACTCCATGTGGAAACAAAAAAGCACTTGGCCAAATAATTAGTCTATTGGCTCTTACTGCAATTGTTTCATGTTTCTTTTCTTTTGGAAAATAAAAACTTAGCTCTCCACCTTTGTAATCGTTATTTAATAAATATATAAAAGAAAGAATTCTTGGGTGTTTTAAACAATGATCAACATGTAAATTATAAAACCCTGTTTTTTCATACTTCAATACTCCTATGTGAGTCATGCATTTTATAGCCGTCTCTAAATATCCAGTGTCTTGTTTGTATTTGTCGATGCCTTTTATAAAAGTAGAAAAAAGAAGATTATGCCAATGAACATTACTGAGGGATGGAGAATCTCTATACAGATTTAACTCTTCGGCTCTTCGTATATTTCTGTCAATCACACCTTTTTGATGCCCCACTATGTATGTTTGTTTAAATTCTTTTTTACAATCATTTAAATATCTAATGAAATTACCAACGACCTCTAGGTTCCAAACATCATCATAAACTTGTAAAAAATCTTTTAATTCCATGTTTTTTTATTCCACCAAAAACTTTTATACACATGTACAAGTTTAGAATGAATTTTATATAAATTTTGTAAATGTCTTTGGGGCGCATCTTTAGTTTCTAAAAAGCTTAACTTCATTTTCCATCCTTGTCTTTTAAAAGGTATTACTTGAGCATAAGGAGTGCCTCTTTTTAAAACAGTATCTAATTTAGGATATTTGTAACCATTTACTACAAAGGGAAAATTTACCCTCGCTGGAAAAGTATCTGTATCCACTATACCTGATATAATATCAAATCTATCATCATTATTATTAAGCGGGGGTACAAATAAACACGAGTATCCTGGTGGTGTTTTGATGTACCAAGGATTTAAAATTTTATGAATATGAAAATCCATATTTTTTTCTAAAAGAGGAGATCCTTCTACTTGAAGTTGACCATGAATTTCTGGGTCTCTGTTTAAATTCAAGACACCAGCAGTAGGTGGTGCCATATTTCGTAAAGAGGGTACAAATGCTGTTTGAGGCTCCTTTTTATCAATCTCTTGATTGTGTTTTAATATAAAATCTTGAGATAATCTTAATATATAACCCGCACTTATGGCATCTAAAAAAGGCATACATCCCTTTACTGTTTTTTTGTGAGCATTATGTGATAGTTTTTTATACCACTGAGGGATGTTCATTTTGGCTGGCATAGGATGAGTATCGGTTGCCTCCTCAAAAATCTTTTCCGTCGAAAAACTTATTCTACTTTCTAACATATAGGTATACTACTCAAACCTATAGAGTCTGTCAATATCTAGATTGGTATTTCTCCACCCGAACCTGTTTCAAAAATTATATCTATACCTTGCGAATCAACATAAGAATTAAAAGTTGCTAAAGGATATTCACTTGCATCAGGATCAGGCATATTATTTAGGGCTGTTATATAATTAATTAGTTTTGTTTTCCACTCAGCTGGAATTGTAAGGTACCTATCAACTCTTAATTGGAACTGTGCCAACTTGACACTTTTTTGTTCAGCATAATCAGCTGCATCAACTACTTCCCGAGGAGGCTCGCTCTCTGTGTCTTCAACAACAGTGTCTCCCTGAAAACCAAAAAAAGCAGTTTCTTTTCTAATTCGAGCTAGTTGATCATCTGTTATTTCTAAAATTTTATAATGATCTTTGTCTAAAAAAGAATTTAGATGATCATCATCAACAGCAATTTTTAATAAGCTGATTCCATCACCTTCACATCCTTTATTAAATAATGCATACGCCATAATTTTTATATATTTTCAAAAATACTGATAGCACCTGGCTGACCAACATTATTATTAGCTTGTTCATTAACACCACTACTACCTTGCCCTATGGTTACTGGCATTCCAGCAATATTCCTTGTACTAGTTGAAGTTGAAGGCTGTCCACCAGCCGCAAATACAGAAGCATCTCCACCAGAGCTTGAGTTTGCCGAAGTAGCTGTTCCTGCGTTTCCTTGATTTCCAGGAGTAGTCGGACCAGGATTAATACTTCCAGATCCACCTCCATTTGCAATTATAGTGTTGGTCTCTAAAGTTGTTGAGCCAGCAGCACCACCTACTGCGTAAGGGACTGCATAAGGTTGAGAAATTGGACATACAAAATAACAAAAGCCTCCTGGGCCTCCTTGCCCTCCTCGTGCAGGTTGGCCAGGGCCACGTCCTGCTCCGCCTTTACCGCCGCCTCCTGAAGCGTAAACTCCAATAAAATTGGCGTTTGAGTTTGCAGTATAGGTTCCTGACCCAGTAACTTCAGCTAACTTTGGAAAAAGTCCATTAGCAAAAGCTCCGCCAGATCCAGAAGAAGCTGCAATAACTCTTCCTGACGAATCAACAGTAATATCGGATGCTGTATAAGCTCCTTTTGCTAATTTAATTATTTTAGGCATTAGTATATCCTTCCTTTATTAATCGGCCATTTCCACATAAGAAACATGCCATGATAAATCACTTGCTGTTCCTGCCGTAACGGCTAATAAATCTGTTTCATCTAACCATAATGGTGTATCTAAAAAACTTAATGTTGAATCTGCGGGAACAGAAATTGTACTTGCTACTTTATAATAAGTACTTCCGTTATCGTTACTAACTTCTATTGTAACATCACATGCGTTAGTTCCATCTGTGTTAGAGATTAAAACTGTATCAATTTTGGCAGCGTATTCAGCTGTAACATCTACCATTGTTGTTCTATT